AAACGGTGCTGTAAGCAGTGCTACATCTGCATTGAGCAGTGTAACAGGCAGTGCAGTGAGCGGTGCGTTGGGTAAATTACCCTATGCAGGAACAGATTCAAACACATTACTAAGACTAGGACAATCGCCTGATCCATTGGCAGCAATCAAAGCTAGATTAGGGTAAATATTACTATGACCACATTTGTAGGATTTAACACAATCAACCAGCCAAAGAAGTTTACACTAGTAGACTTTGAATTGATCAAACGTGACCTGTTGAATGCATTTAATATACAGCAAGGGCAACTGGTTGGACGTCCTGGCTACGGCACAGTGATCTGGAGTTACTTGTTTGAAAATCAAACACAAGACACTGAACGAGCAATCCTAGCAGAAATACAACGTGTGGCCGGGCTAGATCCAAGAATCTATATTGAATCTGCTGAACTATTCCCACAGGACAACGGCATACTCATACAACTTGCAGTAAACACAGTGCCTGGTCAAACAACACAGTTCTTGTCATTGTTTTTTGATCAGCAAAATCAAACTGCGGGCTACGTGTAAACATAAACTGGGTGGTTTATTTTCGCCATAAATAATCTACAAGATGGATTATTATGGCAAAAACTACTAGACAAACTGCGGTATTTGGTGTTGAAGATTGGAAACGAATCTATCAAACCTACCAAGAAGCCAACTTCCAAAGCTATGACTTTGAAACTCTTCGCAAGAGTTTTGTTGACTACATACGACTGTACTACCCAGAAACATTCAACGACTACATTGAATCAAGTGAATTTATTGCCTTGCTGGATGTAATGGCGTTTATGGGTCAAGCACTGGCCTTCCGTACAGATCTCAACACTCGTGAAAATTATTTAGACACTGCTGAACGTCGTGACAGTGTGGTTAAACTTGCCAACTTGGTCAGCTACTCTCCCAAGCGCAACACAGAAGCATCTGGATATCTCAAAGTATTTTCAATTCAAACCACAGAAAACATTGTGGACTACAACGGCATTAACTTGAGCAACATCACTGTCAACTGGGCCGATCCAACCAATTTTGACTGGCAAGAACAGTTCACTGCTATCTTAAATGCTGCCATGGTTGACACACAACGCACAGGCCGCCCTGGCAACAGAACCACCATCAACGGAATTCGCACAGACGAATACACCATCAACTTGTTGCCCGGTTTCTTGCCAGTGATCCCTTACAGTTCTGTCGTTGATGGCGTCAATATGCCATTTGAAGCTGTCAGTGCCACAGCCAGTGGCCTTGGCTATGTATACGAACCTAGCCCACGTCCTAATGGACAATTCAATGTGTTGTTCCGTAACGATCAACTGGGCTTTGCTTCGCCCAACACAGGATTCTTCTTCTTGTTCAAGCAAGGAGTATTGCAAAATCAAGACTTTAACCTGCCAGAACGCATTGCCAATCGTGCAGTGAACATCAACATTGAAGGCGTTAATAATACTGACCGTTGGTTGTATCAATTGGATAACGTGGGCACCATTAGCCGAGAGTGGGAGTTTGTTGAAAGCGTGTACACTGCCGCAGCCGAACAACTCACAACACTACGACCAATATACTCAGTTACCAGCAGAGCCAATGATCAGATTACCATGAACTTTGGTGATGGTGTGTTCTCTGAAATTCCCGTTGGCACTTTCCGTGCGTATGTTCGTGCATCAAATGGATTGCAGTACATTATCAATCCAGAAGAGATGCAAAATGTTCTATTGAGCATCAGTTATGTCAGCCGCAGAGGACAACTGGAAACACTTACAATGACATGTGGTATTACTGAACCAGTGAGCAATGCTCTTGCTCGTGAAACTATTGCTGAGATCAAACAACGAGCGCCTGCTCGTTACTACACACAAAATCGCATGGTCAACGGCGAGGACTACAATAACTTTCCGTTCACTCAGTACAATTCAATTATCAAAAGCAAAGCATTGAACCGTGCTTCAATTGGCACAAGTCGATATCTTGATCTAGTTGACAACACTGGAAAATATTCAAGTACCAACACATTCTCCAGTGATGGTGCTCTGTACGAGTACAATGCGTTGCCAACTTTTTTGTTCACTTGGTTGACCACAAACGAAATCAGTGATGTTATTACCAATCAAATTGAAGTCAACTTGGCCAACAGTCCTGCCAAACAATTTTACTATGCTAACTTCCCTCGTCCATCGTTGATACCACTGGCAGTGACCTGGAACGAAAGCACAACATTGGCTAATGAAACCACAGGTTATTTTAAAAATTCTGCAGGAAACCCAGTGTCAGTTGGACAATATGCCAGCAACAACATGCAATATGTCCAAGTTGGTAGTTTGATCAAGTTTGTTCCTCCGTCAGGATATTACTTTGATGCCAATAATAAACTAGTGCTAGGCACACCAACTCGAGCAGATGAAAAGTTGATAATCTGGGCGGCAGCAACGGCAATATACAATGACGGAACAAATCAAGGACTTGGCAACTTTAGCAATGGTCTTGGTCCAGTGGTTCTCAATAATTTTGTGCCCACTGGCTCGGTATGCAGTCAAGTTATTCCGTTGTTTGTTACAGATTTGGGAACAGATGTTCGTAATGATGCTGCCGCACAAATTGAATTGTATCGCAATTTTGGCCTGGGTTATAATAATCTGACCAAGACCTGGTACTTAATCACTTCAAACAATCTTGCAATTGACGCCACCTGGAGTCAAGCATACGCAGGCAACACATCCGGCACAAACTTAGATGCCAGTTGGTTCTTGCAATTTGTAACTGATGGCGAATCATATACAGTTACAAGTCGTGCGTTAAATTATTACTTTGGATCAGTGCTACAAACACGCTTTTTCTTCTACGGTGACGAACAAATTTATGATAGTCGCACAGGAACTACTATTCGCGACTTTGTCAAAGTATTAAAAACAAACAGCAAGCCAGACTCAAACTTGCCACTGGAAAGCGATATTTCAATGCGTATCATTGACCAGCCAGTTCAACCAGACGGCTATGTTGATGACTATCAAGTGTTGGTTTCGTGGCAAGACAACGACGCTGACGGCGTGCCAGATGATCCTGACTTTTTCAACACAATTGTTGCACCCAATGTAAATCCCACAACTAAAAATGTGTTCTTTCAACAAATTGTCGACTTTGACAATCTAGAACGTTATGTGTTGGTAGAGCCTGGAGTTATAAATTCTCAGTATGCCACGTTGGATGACATTGAAGTGGTAAAGGCACAGTACATAGTCGGACAAGTGTTCTATGCATATGGTGTTTACAATACCACAACACTGGTGTACACAACACCACCGGCATTTTACATCTTGTCATTGACTGCCACCGGCACTACTGAACTGGTGACCACAACTGATTACATAACTCGCGTTGGCCGTCAAGACTTGTTTTTCCAATACAGACACAACAGTTCATTGACCAATCGCATTGATCCAGGATCAACCAACATCATTGATGTCTACGTGGTCACACAGGCATACTACACTGCATATAGAAATTACATTGTAGATTCAACAGGAACAGTTCCAGAGCCAGAACCACCATCTCTGGACACACTGACCACTGAGTATGCAGGACTACAAGACTACAAAATGATTTCTGACAATATGATCATTAACTCAGTTGACTTTAAGCCGTTGTTTGGCATCAAGGCAGCACCAGAGTTACGTGCAACTATCAAAGTTATTCGTGCCAGTGGATCCACTGCATCAGTCAGCGAAATAAAGAGTTTGGTAGTGTCCTTCATCAATAGTTATTTTGCAATTGAAAATTGGAATTTTGGTGATACGTTCTACTTCTCCGAACTATCTGGATACCTGCACCAGAACATTGGTGATGTAGTGAGTTCTGTTGTGTTAGTTCCAATAAGTCCGCAAAAGAGTTTTGGCGACTTGTATGAAATACGGTCAGCACCAAACCAGATTTTTGTTAACGCAGCCACAGTGGCAGACATTCAAGTAATTGAAGCACTGACCAGCACAAATCTTAAAACTGCCCCAGGCAGCGGAGTAATTTAATGGCAAAAGTGAGAACAGTAGATTTTCTACCAGAGATATTTCAGACATCTACCAACAAGCAATTTTTGGCTGCCACCCTGGACCAATTGGTTCAAGAGCCGCAGTTTAAAAAGACACAGGGATATGTTGGACGTCGCGTAGGGCCAGGCGTAAATGCCGACGACAAATATGTTGTTGAACCTACTCGATCTCGCACAGATTATCAATTAGAACCAGGTGTTGTATTTAGAAAAACTGATTCCACAGTGATCAAGGACGCAGTCACGTATCCCGGCATCACTGATGCTCTCGGCACACAAGGTGCGTTTGTTGATCAAAGCGAAAGACTCTACACCAGCGAATACTATACCTGGGATCCGCAGATTAACTGGGACAAGTTTGTAAACTACAGCCAATACTATTGGTTACCTGATGGTCCGTTGTCAGTTGATGTAGGTGGCACAGCAGTTCCACTCACTGCGGACTACACTGTCACAAGAGAAAATGGCGTATACACATTTTCAAACTATACCGGCAGCAATCCTACAATTACATTATTGCGCAACGGCAACTACACATTCACTGTGGCACAGAATGCAACAGAAACTGTAAACTATCGTGTCACGGCAGCCACAACATCAGCATACATTATTGATTACTTGCCAAATCCACCACTGACACTTGTGCGTGGAAACACCTATGTGTTCAATTTAAATCTTGGTGTAGTATCGCCATTCTGGATTAAAACCTCTCCGTCACAGGGCCGTATTGATCAATACAACACTGGTGTAAGTCGCAACGGTGCAAACACCGGCAACATTACGTTTACTGTGCCACAGGACGCACCTGACACCTTGTACTACGCAAGTGAAACACAGTTTAACATGCAAGGCGTGTTGACAATCGTTGACGGAACGCCGGGCACAGGTCCTGGTTTTTGGATTCAAGCCGAACCCGGTGTCGAAGGTGTACTGCCTTATGCACCTAACATTTCTAGTAGAGATGTGCTGGGCGTAACCAACAACGGTGAAGATCTTGGAGTAGTGACATTCAATGTTCCTGAGTCTACTGCACAGAGTTTTTATTATGGGTTGACCAGCATTGGCTCTGTCGACCTGGCCACAAATTTATTATTTGATCAAATTAACAATGTTTTCTTATCTGAGTTTTTTGCAGAGAACCCAACGGGTATTGATGGCACTACAAATTTAAATGGTCGAACATTGGTATTTCTCAACACAACGACAGGTGACGATGGATGGGAAGTTGTCAGTCCATTTGATCCATTGCCTGAGTCTGGCATTGGAGTCGGTAGCTATGACAGCACAGCATTTGCACAGGCAATTCCGCTTACTCAGCCTGAACGTTACAGTGTATGGCAAATAACATACGTAACATCATCTGGTGGCCAGCAGTACATTCAATTAAATAGAACATTACCAGTGGCTGAGTTGGAAAAGTTTACTATTGCCTTTGGTAATCAGTATTCAAATACTAGTTGGTATAAAGATGCATCTGGGTACTTTGAAGAAATTCCGTTGTTGACAGCAATCAAAGATACATTGTATTACCAAGACGGAACAGACCCTGGAATTTTTGGGCAAATTCGGTTGCTTGATCAAACCAACGCAACCACAACATATATCAACGATATTATTGGAAAGCCCAACTATACCAGTTCAAATGGTGTGGTGTTTACTAATGGACTCAAAGTTCAATTTCGTGGCAGCACAATACCAGCCGAATACGAAAACCAAGAATACTATGTTGAAGGTGTAGGCACAGCAATTAAATTACTACCTGTTGGTGATTTTATCACTCCAGAGCCATATACTCAAAATGCACTTATTCCGTTTGATAGTTTAAGATACGATGAGGGAAACTATGATGCTTCTTTGAATGCGCCACTCATTCCGGAATATCTTACAATTGGTCGTGCTAGTCCTGATTTAAATCCCTGGACACGTAGTAATCGTTGGTTCCACATTGATGTTATCAATGCATCTGCCACTTATAACAATACAACACCAATTTTAAGCAACTCTCAAAGTGCTAAACGTCCTATTATAGAATTTAATGCAGGAACACGCCTGTATGATTTTGGAACCCAAGGAAAACTGCCGGTTAATATTGTTGACTTTACTGTCACAGATGCGCTGAGCACCATTAACGGATCACTGGGCTACGGCATTGATGGATACGAATTTGTCAACGGTACCCGTGTTATTTTTGCAGCTGACACTGACTCTGAAGTTAGAAATAAAATTTACGTTGTAAATTTCATTACGCCTGACACTGTGCCGCCGTTGATTGCACAACCTATCATTGATCTAGTTCCATCTACTGATTCTGCTGTTCTAGTTGACCAAACTGTGGTTACACTCAGCGGATTAACAACACAAGGAACAAGTTACTACTATGACGGCGTTACCTGGATAACAGCACAACAAAAGACAGAGACAAATCAAGCGCCATTGTTTAACGTGTATGATTCTGCTGGAATTAGTTTCAGCGACCGTGCCAAGTACCCTAGCTCTACATTTGCTGGCAGTAAGTTGTTCAGTTATGCCACTGGACAGGGCGCCGTGGATACTGTGCTGGGATTGCCACTGCGTTATCTAAGTATAAACAACATTGGTGACATTGTATTTGATAATAATTTTTATACAGACCAATTTACCTATGCCATACAAAATACTGCGCAGACTATTAATATAAGTGACGGGTACTCGTATCAATATGTTGATCGAGTTATATATGAACGCGAACTTGGCTGGCAAGTGGCAGCAACTCCAAGTTTAATTCGTCAACAATTTCAGTTTGCGTACGACGGATCCCCATTACGATTCAATATCAATATACCTGAGAATACCGTTGTTCCTGCAATACAACTGTATGTGGCCAACAAATATATCTTGCCTGCAGAATATACAGTAACAAGAACGGCTGCTAC